ATGGCAAAATCTCGTTTTCGCTTAGATGTTCGTAGGGCATTAAAAGATGGTACGTATCCAATCCAGATTATAGTAGGGCACGGCACTAACATCTATCTCGGTACTGGTGTCTATGCCTCGGTTGGTGAGTGGGATGCCCGGACACAACAATACATTGGCAAAGGGGCACGGCGTATTAACGCCGCCCTTGTCTCTATGCTCGCTATGGTTACTAACCGCATTATGGAATTAAAGGAGACTGGGCAATGGCCGAAATTATCACGTAGGCAAATCAAACAAATGCTTACCGACTTGGAATTGGAAAAGCCCACCATTGATGTACCTACGCTTAGTGACGTATTTTCGTCAATGTGTGAGGGGCGCGCCGATCGCACTAAGGGGATAACCAAAAGTGCATCGTTAAAGATACAGGCATTTGGCTATGATCCGGCAAAGCTGCACTTTGAGCAAATAACTACTACGTGGTTAGATGATTTCTACGCGTCGATGTCTGGGCTATCAATTAATACGAAAGCGGCATACATGAAAGCCGTTAAGCGCGCGTTTAACTGGGCAATAGACCACAATATTACAACTAATGATCCTTTCAGACACTACCGCATAAAGGTAGAAGAAACTCGTATGAGGGATTTGCCGATAGAGAAAATGAGGCAATTGTTAGACTTACCACTACAGGGGCTTTATCCTGAATATCGTGATTTGTTCATGCTTACCTTTTACCTGATAGGCATTAATACGGTTGATCTTGCCGACTGCACGTTAGATAGCATCGTTAATGGTCGCTTGGAATACCGCCGACACAAAACAAATAAGCTATATAGCATTAAGATTGAGCCGGAAGCAATGGAGATAATAAACCGCTATAAGGGCAAAAAGCACCTCATACGTTGCTTTGATAGGTACAAAGACTATAAAGCCTTACAGGGTAGCGTTAATAACGCTCTAGCTAAAATAGGCCCTGCCCGGTTGGATGATAACGGAAATTTCGTTTTTACTCGAAACCACCGAAAAGAAATGCAACCTTTGGAAAAGGGGCTATCTTTGTACTGGGCGCGTTACTCCTGGGCGACGTATGCCGCCGACTTGGATATACCTAAAGACACTATCAGTGAGGCTTTGGGACACTCCCACGGCGCAAAGGTTACAGGTGTGTATATAAAGTACAATAGGGATAAAGTGGATGCCGCAAACCGCAAAGTTATAGACTACGTATTGGGTAAAGCAAATCGCCCGGGCTAACCTCTCGGTCGGCTCCGGACTCGCACTATCAAGAAAACAGATTTTATTTTTTTCTCCGTAGATATAAGAATATAACATAAATAATCGCCGCTACGCAACATAAAAAGCCAATATGGTAAATTGTACGCTGATACCATTTTAAGGCTTTCACGCCTTGTTTCTGTGGCTCTTTGCTGGCTTGTTTGTTGTCTCGGCTCTGCACCGCATTTGCTTGCAGCTTGTGGGTGTTGGTGCTGTCCTTGCTCTGGGTGACGTTCTCAGCTTTCTTCTGGGCGGCTTTCTTGCCGTGTTGGTATGACTTCACGCCATCGGCTTTCAGGTTGCCCAAAGTGTCAATCGTGAGTGTACCGCCGTTATTGGCAAACTCGATGTACCCCCAATCGTTAAAATACGTTAGCGTGGTCCGGCTGTCGGTTTGGATAGTACCTACGTGGATGCTATCGGTTGCTAACTTGGTGGTGTCGGTTTCCTCTCTTGTAGTTGTGGATGATTCCGATACCGCCTTTTTTGTCGTCTTGCAGCCTATCAGCCCAAACAAGGCTAACAGGCACATACAGATAGTTATAAACTTCTTCATCGGCTCATTATTTAATGTCTTTGTACTCCTTAGTAGCGTCAAAACTTGGGCACGCCTTGGCCGCAAAGTCTCGGTGTCCGTGGATTGTAGCGTTAGGGTAACGGTGCTTTAACTCTGTAAGCAACTTTACCAAAGCCGCCTTTTGCTCCGGTGTTCGGGTGTCCTTTGGTGTCTTCCCATCGGATGCCAAACCGCCCACATACACCACACCAATACTATTAGCGTTGTGTTTCAGGCAATGTGCCCCAACCTCGCTTTCTGGTCGGCCTGGTTCTACCGTTCCGTCCAAATCTACTACATGATGGTAGCCGATTCCGTTCCAACCTTTAGCCTTATGCCAACGGTCGATGTCTGCCGCCTTAAAGTTCTTGCCCTCGGCGGTTGCCGTACAATGTACGATGATCTCATTAATCTTTCTCATATTAATAACCATTTTGTGGGTCACGCTTAACGCAACCTTTAATTACACACTTATAGCGTTGTAAGTCTAATTCTAACTGCGCCTTTTCCTTGTTGAGTCGCAAAATATCTAAATTCTGCTTTCTCACTAAATCGGTCTGCTCTGCAAATCTTTGCTCTTTGTCTTTGAGTTGAGTTTGCAAAAAGTCCATAGCCTCACGCAAAACGCTAAATTCCACGTTGTCGGCCTCGGCTTCCTCCTTTCGGCGGTTGGTCTTTCGATTCATTACATATTTAATCATTTCCCAACCACCCAAAGCGGTAATAACCGATACTACAATTTCAATTATCTGCATGATGCTCGATGTTGTTAAGTTCATAAATCACTTTTCCGTCTCGCTGTTCTGTTATTACTACATATTTTGTAAGTAGCAATCTGAGCAAACCCATATCTAACCTATCGGATGATAGGGTAATGAGTGCCTTATCAGTAGTCGCCATTTCTAATTCTCTGCATAGTTTGATACCTCAATTTATGTTTGTTCTTAATTACCAATACTTCGTAGTGCCCTTTGATGTACACATATTCTTTATATACGCGCGGCTCGATCATGTTAAGCACTTTACGACGCATAGCATATTCATTGGTATGCCGTAACAAACCTAAATATGAGTTGATACTACATACCGCGTGTAATACCTGACGCTCGTTGTTAGCCTTGTTTAGTCGCCTGACCGCGGCAATAAAGTTTGTTATTGTTCTGTTACAGGTATAGACACGTCCGGGCTTTACTATTGACCCGGTAAACTCCACGCCTTTGCTGTAGTGTTGCAAATAAAACTTTTTCTCATTCAGTCGTAAACCTAACTTGGCTAATAGCTCACGTATCTTAGGCATTAATGCCAATAGCTTTTCTTTGTCCTTATGGATGCAATAGAAGTCGTCCACATACCTGCCATGATGTTCTATACCCTCATTTTCGATAAACCAATCAAGCGTATTAAGTAAGAAGTTTGCGAATATCTGGGCAAACAGGTTGCCGATGGCTACGCCCTTACCCTCACCATTTGTAAATAGCGATTTGTTCTTATCCAACTTCTCCCAATAGCTCAAAGGGCTGTGCCGTTCACAATTCTTTTCCGGGCTGTGTAAAATAACGACACGGCAAAGGTAGCGCAAATCGTCTATGTCTTCGCCCTTGTAGTACTTGACTATAAAGCGATCTACCATTTCAGCCAATAACTTTTTGTCGATGCTCATAAAGAAACCTTTTAAGTCAAGTTTCATAATATAGCAATCTTCCGTATAATTATTGCTGCACTGCCTTATATCTTCTTTCAGCGTATTAATACCATATAGCTGCCCTTTGCCTTTCCTGCAATTAAATGTACGCTCACTAAAGATTTCTTCAAATAGTGGCGTTAGGCGCAAAGCTATGTAGTGGTGTACGATTCTATCCTCAAAGGATGCTGCAAATACCTCTCTGTATCTTGGGCGTGTTACGACAAAGCAAATAGACTTACCCGGTTGGTATGTTCGGTTATTGATTCTATCACGCAAAGCGATTAAACGGCTTTCGTAGTTCATTTCGTAAACAACTGCGCTTGCTGTTCGTCTCTTGCTATGACGGCAATCAAAGTAAGCATCTAAAAGCCACTCTGTCGTTACCATTGTATATTATCATTTGTCACGTTTCTGTCTTCTGTAAATAGTGCTGACACTGCCCTAACTCTGTTCGTGTTGCTGGCCTTAGTGTTCCAATTGTTCGTATTACCGTCGTTGAGGTTCAGATTCCATGCGTTGGTAGCACTGTTCTCGGAGGCCGCAATCTGTGGTTTATTATCTTGTTCTTAGCCGTAAATGACGGCATAAACCCCATTTATTACGGAAAACTGCGCTCTCGGTCTGTCGTAACATTCCGATTCTGGCTACAAAGCGTATTAACTACTTTGTTTTTCCACGCTGACGATTGTTTACCTATTTCGTCCATTAATTCGATGATACTTGCAAACTTTCCTCTGCCTTTTATCCACTCCCTTTCTCCGGCAATTCTCATTAGCGTTTTCATTGTCTCAAACTCTGCCTGAAACTCGGTTAGGTGCTTTACTGTCTCGGACTTGTCTTTATTGATGTACGCCGCTGCTATCTCCTGCATCAGATTAACGCCAATTTCTTGCAGCTTTGCCCCGATGGTGAATTTGTAGGCACGTGGGAAATTGGGTACTATATCCAAAATGATGTCTAACAACTTTCGTGCATCTAAATAAATCTTTGTACTTGAAACTAATTTTACCGCCATTGCTTGTTTATTAAATTGCCTTATAATGGTACGGCTTTCGCCGTACCTAAAGGTTAAAGACTAAGAAATTAAGAATTAAACAATAAATGCTGACACTGCCCTAACTCTGCCCGTGCCGCTGGCCTTAGTGAACCAATTGCCCGTATAACCGGCGTCGAGGAACAGACCCCATGCGTCGGTAGCACTGGTCTCGGTGGAAGTCCAATACCAATCTTCGACTAACTGGGTGGCTCCGGTAATCAGGGACAAAGCATAATTGATTTTTGTCATGTTGGCATAAATCATAAACATTTCGCCCAACGATGGCAACCACCATTTACCTGCTGTCAAGCCCTTACCATTAGCGTTAGCACGGCTATACAGATTGCAGTAGCCCGGTGCATACTGTGCCGTATTGGTAATTGCATCGACTTTGCTTGCCTTGATTGTAGCCGCCGTGTTCGCCTTACCGTTCCAATCGTTCATCGCTGTGACACGATCGATTGTTGTCGTACCGCCTCCGCTGATAGCTGCGCTACTCCACGTTAGTTTAGAAGTTGATTCGGTAGGAGCCACAACTAAGATTTTGCCGCCCTCGACAACTACCACGCCGTCGGCAATTTCGCCGCTGTTCTGTAACGATGTCCACTTATAGGGCTTAACCATGAGTGGGTAATCATCGCTTTTACGGTGATACATGATAAAGATACCATCGTATAAGCCGTTAAGGTTCATACCTGCCAACAAAGCGGTTTTGAGGTTCGCCAATGAAATAAGCGTAACCTTTCCGTTTGCGTCCGTTGCCGGAAATTTCTGGTCGTTGTTGATGGTCGCTACTGTTGCCTGACCACTCAACTTTTTTGTTTTCTTTACCGCCATAATCTAAATTGTATTACTAAATTATTCTCCTGTAAATTGTCCGCTAATCGCATACCATGCACCACCAATACACTTAAAGCGTATATAGGCGTTTGGTGCCGTTGTAACGACGTCGTTTTTAAAATTGGTGTACTCAACATTAATTTTTTCTACCGCTATGTTGCTTGACACGATGGCTGCGTTTTGCTTAACATAAAAATCGTCATTGTCCTGTGCTTTAACGATTGTACGATAGCTTAAAGAACTCGACGGCGGCATTTTGGTAAAGATATTAATTTCTAAACCATCATAGTTAGCTGCCTTTGGCAAAACTATAAATGTCCGTTTTGTCGGATTCTCTACATAGTAGAAGTTGTACGGCTCGTTTACCGGGTCTATTGTGTATGTACTGCCGGGCGTTACTTTTCTGACTGTGCCATAAAACATATTGGCTTTCACTGATCCCTCAAAAGAACTATTACCTTTTACCGTAATGTTTTTGAAAGTTCCGCTATTGCAAGTAACGTTGCCGTCTTTTGCCTGAAAGATGATGTTACCGTTAGCGTCTTTCATGTCGATAGCCTCAACCCCCAAATTTTTGACTAAAGCGTACTGCGCTAACAGTATCTTTGTAGCCACCATTTCCAGTTTGTCGGCTAACTTCCAAAGTCCGCTATTGGTGTCTGTTGCACTTCCTGGGTTATTGCTTGCAGTCTTGGTGTGCGATTTGATGCAAGAATAATAGTAGCCACCATACAAAACTACGTCCTTGTATTCCTCGCCACTTGCTCCCGACTGAAACATATATCCTACGGCGCAATCGCTCCACGCTTGTGGGCCTCGTAGTGCTGGGCCTCTGTCGCCTTTGGCTCCATTCTCACCACTTGCAATGTAGTATAGTGATTGAGCCGTTATTATAGCCCGGTTTGTGTCGATTGCCGTTACTTTAGCGTAAAGGCTGATGGTAATACGTTGTTTGTCCGATACCGTGCCATTAATAACCATCGTGTCACCTACGGAAAAATCAGATACATTTATGATTCCGTCCCAATTGACTGACCGCCCACTAAGTCCGTAGAACTGCGTCCACTCCTTGTAGGTATAGTTATATACGTTTCGGGATTGGGCGACAATTACGCCCTTTCCCTTGCGTATAAACTTAACTATTCTTGTTATTGACACACCCATAGGCTTAACTTTCTGATGTTATCGTTACGCTGATGTCTCCACCACTCTGCAAACACATATCACGTGTTACGGCATAGCTTGCAACCGCTGTGCTCATATCTTGTTTGCTATTGAGGTAAACACCTGCTGCATCTTTCACAACAAAGAAAAACTTAGCGTCTTTGACTGCTTGGGTGTTCGTTCCACGCTTGACGATCCACGGCGTATAGGTTACTTTGCCGTTGCCGCTTTCATCTTCGCTTATCGCCTCGTCTTCCGGTGTCGGGCGTGCATCGATGTCGTAGGGGTCGGATGCGTCCATAACGCCCTGTATGTCCTTACCGATTTCAACGCCACTACGATTAACTGTTGCCCGGTACTCTCCGTATGTGTTTATGCTGCTGCCTGACACTGTAAGCGTCTGGGCGGTCTGTCCGTTGATTACCTCCCAACCACTGGCCCCCATCTTCTCCCACACATAGGTTACATCTTTGGTGATTTCCCCGTAGTTTTGGTATGCCATTGCCTTTAAAACACAACTGCCGCCCTTGTCGGTAATAACAAAGCCCTTGTTATCTCCTGCCACGATTGTAACACGATAACTTGTACCTGTTGCTTTCTGCACTGGGATTGTATAGGTAGCTTGGATATTATCGCTTTGTGTGCCATAACTGATAGCTGCCACCATCTTGATAGTTACCGGGGCAAAACCTGCGATTTCTACCAAATTCTTAACAATCTGCAAACCATAGTAGATGTTGTCGCCGTTTGGCGCAAACTTCTTAAAGTAGCCTGCAAAAATGCCGCTTGACGTATCGCCGTTAAACTCGATTTTCGTACCATTGAAAAAGTACTGCATACTATCAGGCGTTGCCACTCCCTCGGCTACTCGGCTACTCATACAGACAAAGTTAAGTTTCGGCTTTGTCTGTTCAAAGTTTGGGAACACCTTAGTAACGTCGGATTCCGTGCCCTCCCATTCTTGGTAGATGTCACCATCTGGGCACATGATTAATGCCGTATAAGTTCCTGCCTTGGCAATAAACTTAATCGTTCGGGTTGTACTCGCTTTGCTCATAGTTCCTTACTTTTTGGTTTCACTTTCTGTTTGCTCACTCTCTGACGCTTCCGACTGTTGGCCGCCCTCTGCATTTTCTTCGTTGGCCTGGCCCTCGTTGCTGTTGCCGCCGTTGTCGGTGCTCTCTGTGTTCTCACCCTCACCATCTGCGCCCTGCTCGGTGTCGGTGTCGTCACCTACGATAGCATCATTAACGTTAGCCTTAATAGGCTGCTGAAAGCGTGCATCGGTTGCCATTGGCAAAGGTCGGCAAATAGTACCGTCCTGCTCGCTTCTCGCCTCATGCGGCATAAGTGCAATACCTCCAATCTTAACCAATATGTCGTTAAGTTGGGTTAGTGGGCCAAACTTCAACATATCGTTTTGCCAAAACAGATAGTTGCCATCACTTACCATGTTACGGTCATTCTCCAGTTGCAAGTATCGTGCAACCAATGGATTTGCTTTAATGTATCTTGCCATAATCTTATATTGATTAAATTGTTATTTGATTAATATTACGTTATCGTCCGCATCAACGAATACTGCGCCGTCGCTGTCTTCCCATGCACACGTAGGGCCAACGTCCTTAACGTCCAAACCATAAACACCGCCTAACGTCTGGCTAACCTTTCCAGTTGAAAGTGTTGGTGTCATTCCATGCGCTATGAGCGAATAGTTAAGCGTTCCTGACTGTGCGTTGGTCGCAACATACCAAAGCGGCAATAACTCACGCTCCGGGTTGTTGATCATGCCGTTAGTGTTCCAAATTTTAGCCGTTGGCGCAATCTCTAACAAACCACTTGGTAGGTTGGTAGGTAGTTCGCCGATGTCGTACTCAAATTTTGGGATTCTACGAATAAATGCCACTAACTTAGTAGGGGCGTTGTCCGATAGTGTTACGCTGCTTGGGTTTCCGTCCGGGCTATACTTTGCCCTGCATCGTAAATAAAGCTCTGTACCCATAAGGCTACGATTAACGGTACAACTGTTTCCGTCTTCTGCTACCGCTACATCATAGTCTAACGTGGTGTCGCTGCCTACGGCGGTAAATGTTCCATCGTCTCGCATTACCTCCCACACAAACAAACGCTTATTCTCCGGGCACTCATTAACACCCAATCTCAATGATGCGTGTACAGTCTGTATGTCCGGGTCGCTCAATGGGTTGTAGATAGTTTGGGCGGCTGCATCCAATACCAGAAGTGGCGTGTATGTTGTGGCGTTCTTGCATTGCACTTGGTGCGGCTTGATGATGTGGTACACCTGATTAGTACGTGGGTCTTTGTAGTCTGCTTCAAATCGTAGATTCATAGGTATCTGCGGTTTGGCGTTCTTCTTGATCCTAATACGTCCTGCCTTTGCACCTTTGCTGATTACCTCAAAGTCTGGGTTAGTGCTATCTATCACGGTGTCGGCTGCTCCTTTGTTCACCTCATACCAGACTACGTTAGTGAGGTCTTGATTAATCAAGCCCGGCGTTAAAACCTCGTCTTTATCAAGCCTACTGATATTTGGCTGCACTATTAAGTTAGATGCGTCTATGGTGTAATCAGGCGTATATGTGTCGGTGTCTGCGTCGTAGTTCTGACTATCCGATACGCCGCCCTCAACCACCATGCTAACATTAATTTGCAGTGGCTTAAAGTTGAAATCAAATCTTTTTGTCTTCATAACTGCGCTATGTTTAAATTAATACTCGTAACTGACTGCCGCCGTTGCTGCTTCGTTGCCCATGCCGTCACGTAAAGTAACGGTAGCCGTAAAGCGTATAACTTTAGGCATATAGCCGTTAAAGTCCATGTCCTCGGCTGTGAGGTGTAAAGACTTTCCGGTATTGGCGTGGCGCAAACTCCAAACGTTGTCGCTTGCCGTTCTCTCGTTTCCCTCTGCGTCCTCGCTGTATCTCGTCCACATTACGTCTGCGTCCAAAATATCGTCTGTGATATTCATATTATACAGGGTCGCCACGATGGTTAGCGTGAGGTCTATTTTGTCCGGGTCTAAGATACTTTCAGGCTCTTGGAAATCTACGGCAAAGTCTGGGTTTCCCTCGATCATCGCCCAATCGGTATTGTTCCATGCCGGGGCGGTCGTTGTGAGGTTCTTGCAACATCTGTACTTGCAGCCATTAAACCAAACGTCTGATGTCTCATACTCCCCGGTGTCCGGGTTGATAGCATCGCAATAGTACTTACCGCTTTGCGTCCACGCCCCACGATCCACATACGTAACCAACGGCTTACCAGTCCATTTGTTAAGTCTGATAACGTCCATTGTGACGATACCCGGTATATACATATAGTCTAAACCGTCACGTATCGGTAAAGGGTTGCCGTTATCGTCCAATAACTCGTACACAAATTCGGGCAAACTGCCGAAAGCTGCACCATAGTTGGCACTATCCAAAATCGGTTTAGTCACTCCCTTTAGCTTGACGATTCGCCCCTCTGTACTCGATAGGTACAAACAATCTTGCCGTTTCGTGTCCGTTTGGTTTCCCCATCGTGCAATCTTCATCATTTCGCATGGTGGGTAATTCTTGCCGCTTGGTACTTCGGTGTCCGGGTACTGCGTCACCTCTATGTAGTTGTTAGCGGTATTAACGCTATTAACTCTAAACCATGCCGTGTAATACTTGCCGCTTCCCTGCGCCAAAGTATTGATGATACCTTTAAGCACATTGTTTTCGGCTTGGGCGGTAAAATATCCGTCCCATTTGCTTCTCAGGTGCAAACCAAAACAACCATCGCCCAAATCGTCCACGCTTTCGATTGTGTCCGCTTCTGTTAGAAGTTGGTCGCCCTCGATTGCAGACAATCGGTTTACTATCAATTCCAGACACTCAAAGTAACTGCGCACTCTTAGGCTTTCCACCTCGGCGTTACCTTGTGCGTCAATACCTGCGCCCTTACCTGCATACAGGGATTTGACAAACTCACCAAAGTGTGCGCCGTCCTTGAATATTGCCAAACCGATAGCCGTTAAGCCCTGCTGAAAAGTAATGTGCCCTTTTGCTATGTCGGCGGTAATCTTCGACAAAAAGCGGTCGTTAATCGGGCTATCCTCTGCAACGTCTCCGGCTAAATCGGAATAGGCGGCACGGCTCGCATATCCGGCACGGTTTGCGTACTCGGCTTGCTCTGCGTGCGTTGCTATGTCGGCTTTGGCTGCGTGCTTGGCTTCCTCGGTCATTTTGCCGATACTTCCATAGCTGCCACCTCCGGTGGATGCTCCACCGCTGCCGCTGTTCCTGGGTTTCGCTATCTGCTTAACTTCGATCATGTGCCAATCTCCTTTAATGTGAGGTCGGCACGTCCCTCAATAAGGTTTCTGCCGATGCCCTGCACGAAAAATTCTTTGTTCAAAGCCTCGTGGCGGTAATGATTAAACAGGCTAACAACATTATCAATGTCCCTTAGTTTCTGTTCCATTACGATACGTGGCTTATGGTATTCAGTATAATAACTATCCACGTAGATTTGTTCGGGCTTCGCCTTAACGTTGCCGTTTCGGTCGTACACCTCTAACACTCCGTCCCCGGTTGATATATTCAGCGGCGTGGATAACTTCACCGTGTTACTAACTCCCAACTGGGCGCACTCCGTAGCGGTCAATGCCGAATTTATCTTAAACTCCAAATCGTCCTTTTTGTTTACAAAGGTTTCTTTGGTGTCGCTCATATAGATAATATCGTTATCATCATTGCCATTACTGATTAGTCCATTATCACTATAAACTTTAACCTCAAACGACTTTATCAGGATGCTACTAACATGGGCTAAAAGCGGTACTGATGAGCTGCTCCACTTTGTATGCCTGAAAAAGGTAGGGTGGCGGCGTGTGATAACGTCCCATGTAACATTAACCGGGCCTAATATCATAAACCTAACCTGCCCACTTATCTTGTCGCCCTTGGTAATCGGTATCGCTATGCCCTCCACATCAATACCCATCTTATAGTCGATGTTGTTTTGGATGCTGAACTCTGTGCCTACCAGTTTGTCGCCTATCTTAGGGTCAAAGCCAATAGTAAAGCATTGCTGATAATATTCATCATCGCTTTGGCACTCGCTCCGCTCCTTGTATTTCTGCCAAACAAAATCGGTTGTCTGCCCCTCGGTTCCGGTCTCCACTACGCATTTATCACCGATAACCAACATACAGGCTAATACGGCTACCTTACTGATTGTGTCGGTACTGTCGCCTATTGCGCTGTACTTAAATTCGTATTCCTCTGGGCCTTCCCCGGTATATGGATAAAATCCGCTATCTGCGCCCTCATGCCATGATACTTCTTTGTCCGGTGTCTCGGCTTGCCAATACTGGCGGGTGTAATACCTGCCGTCACCATTGTTACGGCTTGGTACGGTCTGATGCCATACGTAGATCATGCCCTTTTCTATATTCTGCGGCCACATCGTCCACTCCTTGTTATGTAGGTTGGTGTACGTGTTGGTCCGTCTCATTATCGGGTTTAAAATAACCTTACCCGACAATACTATATAGTTGGTGGTTTCCTCGTCTGGCGGAGAAAAAACGCCCCCTGACTTGTTACCAGTATAGACGGCATACGGTATATTTTTCTGTATGTCTGCCACACTCGGGTAAGTCTTGTTTTCGTCATTATCCACGCCATTGCCATTAACCGACACTACCAAATAGTTAGTCATGTTCACCTTAGATGTCGGGCTATTATCATCATTGGCCGTGTTCATCTTGACGCTTCCCAACGCCATGATAGCCGCCCCCGGTGCTTGCCCTAACCAATCAGGCAAAGCGTGTTGGTTTGTCCCCTCGCTGCCGAAATAGTCCACGATGTCTATATCTGTGTTGCCTTTCATCGGAAACGTCCATTGTTTGTTACGCATCACCTGCACGTACCAATCAGTAATAGCACCTGCGCCATACGTGGTTTTTTGGTTGTGGGTCATAGCATAAAAAGCATTATAGGCGGTCTTTCCCTCTCCGTCGCTTGAATACTCGGTGAGGTACTTTTGCTTATTGATGTATGGGCTAACCAACAAATCATTGTCCAATGGGCTTTCTATCACGCTTTCGATGTCTTCCACCTTGGCGGTTAATAGAAGTTGGTTATATACGTCGCCTATGCTTATCGTGGTATCGCAATCGGCTACGTTAGCCAAAGAGATTGTCACGGCTTGCTGTGGCGTTGTCTTAGTGCCGTTGGCTACGATGTCATGCCAAATAATCTTATTGGGTGCCGCCTTGACGGATTCCCACGAAAAGATATAGAAGTTAAAGCCATCCTGCACGATATGTAAGTTAAGGTACTTAAAAAGTTCCTCCAACACTTCGTCTTGCTGCCAAACGTCGCTTTCATCATCGCCCAAAAACAACAAATCAGATATAGAAAGCTGCTTAAACACTTGGTATCGGTTTGCGGTCTGCGCATCAACTGCCTTGCTGCCATCATACCAGAATTTAATATTTTGGTTGCCCAATATATCCAGTCCCCCGGTAACACCTTGCAGTATCTCGGTAGCAATATCGTAAAAACTACGCTGCGCTGCCTCTGCCTTGACGAAAGCATAGATAACGCCCAATGCGCCCACATTCTTATACTTGCTATACTGCAAAGCACTAAGCGCATCAATGCAATTTAATTCCAGTTCGTCCCATCTGTCGTTATATGGCTGTGACAAAGTTTGTGGCTCAATGAACCCGGCAAAGATACACGTATCGATTTTATAGATGTTTACGACTGCATCACGGCATGAGGTACTAAAAAGGTTTGTAATCAGGTTGCCGCAAAGCAATCTTATTTTAGCCGAATTTCTCAAAAGCACATCGAAAGTGTCGTTTACCTCGTTTTCGATTTCTGCCGGATCCTCGCTAAAATATACATCTGCCTTTTCTGTACCTATTTCAATAGTCTGCGTGCGATCGTTCCCGGTAACGATGTGTACCGTTATCGTATCGCCCTGCTGACTTAGAAAACTGCCGTGTATATACATATTAACTGATTTTTATTTGTTACACATTATAGTTCTTGCCGCTCTTCTTCGCCACTCGCTTAACATCTGTAATCATGTCAAGTATCTTGCGTGCGTTGGCATTCATATTGATGTTTACCTCCGTGGCTGTCGGTTCAATGTCGTTTGTTATATTCTGCATCGTTACCGGCTGTAACCTCCGCTCCGTAAAGGTAGGCGGCTGAAACTTTCCGTCAATCATGCCAAACAATCGGGCTTGCTGAAACTTGTTTAGTATCATCTCGCCGCTGTTCACTCGGGCAAACTTCTTGTCTCCCGATGTAGAAGTACCGCCGATAACACCACCAGTGGCAAATCCCGAAACTGCTGCGAGTGCCGCGATAACTGCCGCCACACCTGCCGCAATAGCCACCAGGTTCAAAGGGAACGGCATTTTTGCACCGCTCGCCGTGGCATTTGCTACCGCTTCGCCGCTCTTGGCTGCCGTGTTGGCTGTTGCTGCTGCCGCTTCTCCTGCCGTTGCTGCTGCATCGGTAGTGGATGCAGCAGCATGTGCTGAGGTTGCAGCCGTGAGCATACCGAACAACTCCACAATACCCTGTATGCCCTCGGCAATGGAAATGAAACCGTTAATAAGTCCCGTCACCTGCTGCCAGGCATCGCCGTTGCACTCCAGCGCATCACTTATGCCCTGAATGCCGTTGCCTACACCTTGGATGCTTCCCCAACCGCTTTTGATGTCGCCAAACACCTTGTCAAAACCCTTGCTGTCAAGTTCAATCTTTATAGGCTTCAATCCGATTTCTGCGAGTTGTCGGTTTATCTCCTCAATCTCTTTCAGTGCCTCGTCCTTGCCAATAATTCCTATCTCGTAGTCGGTTTGTATGCGGCTTGCCTTATTCTGGGCGTTGCTGTGGCTCTGTCTCTTGTCGGCTGCACTTCCCTGCACGATGTATGTCGGTTCTGTCTCTGCCTTGATAGATACCTTACCCTTTGTAGTTTCGGCTATCTGCCGTTGTATGTCGGCTATCTTGGCATCGGCTTTCACCCTTGCATCTATTGTGGTGGCTTCCTCAAACTCCTGCTGTGCGTCGTGCAACTGCTCTTGCAGTTCCTCGATGTAGGTTTTGAAATGTACCTCTATCGGCTTAACGCCCAACTTTTCAAGCTGTTTGTTAATGTCGGCTATCTGCCTTTCGGCATCTTCCTTGCCGATAAGTTCTATTTCAAAGTCCTGCCTTATCCGGTCTATGTTGTGTTGTGCATTGGTTCGGCTCTGTCGTTTGTCGGCATCGCTTCCCTGCACAATGTATGTCGGTTCTGTCTCGGCCTCAATAGACACCTTGCCCTTTGTGGCTTCGTCTATCTGTCGTTGTATGTCCTGTATCTTGGCATCTGCCTTAACCCTTGCCTCAACGGTCATGGCATTGCCCATTTCCTTTTGTGCCGCCGCCAACTGCGCCTGTAGTTCCTCTACGTGGGTCTTAGGCTCTGTATTGGTGTCGTGCTTGCCTGGTGTTGTTTTCGGTGTGGTTTTTGCTGGAGTAGGGGCGATTACAGTTGGGGCAGTAGGCTTATACCCCTTAAAATGCTTATAGTTAATTTGGTTGTTCTGCTTAACCAAATTTTCCATCTGCTTTCTTACAGACTGCTCTTGCCTATACAGATCTGTAGCCTTAGCATTGGCTTTCTCCAAATCGCTTGACCCCTTAATCTCCACATCGGCATACTGTGGGATAATCTTACCATCCCCGGCGTCAACTTGTCCAATGGCTACCCTGCGTGTCTTGCGCTTTTTGCTGAAACGTCGTGGCTTTCCGTTATCATCGTGGGTGAAGTCGTGCCGTTTCTGCTGTAAATCTGCCGCTTTGTTGGCTAAGTCGCGTATGCGTATCTCGTTTATCATCTGACTGCAATACGCTTTGCTGTTGCCTATCAATGCCGTGTACCATTGCGACACGGTGGAATAATATCCCATTGTCTCGCCATAAGTTCGGTTCATTTCACCGACTATGCGTTTTTCTTCCTCTTTTGAGCCTTTGAAGTTCTTCAGTTTGGAAATATTTACGTCCAACTCCGAATAAACCGCCTTTATCTGCTGGGCCTCCTGCTGTCTTGCACTCTGCGCTTCCAATTCCGCCTCTGACAACTCCTTTGTGCTGTCTGCGGCTTTGTCCGATGAAGACATCAAATAAGAAATCGCTTCTGTTAACGCAACGATAGCCACGCCAACGCCTGTAGATATTAACAAACCCTGCATGGCAAGTTTCAGCGTTGTGGCACTCACCGCCGCACCGCGAAATGAAGCTGTCATTACTTGTACCAGGGCATTCATACGCACCGATGTAGCGTTCCATACCAGTGAAGCGGCATTCATTGCCATTGTGCGAACCTTGACAATAGCCTGTATCTTTGCAAGATTCTTCAAACCGCTAACCATTGCAGAAACGGCAATCACGGTATTGCCAATCTGTGCCGTAATGCTGAGTACCGGCATAATGCCACCCATCGTTGAGGCTATAGCGTCGCCCACTTCTGCAAACTTGTTTTTGAGTATCTGCAAACTTGCCGCTCCGCTGCTGCTCATAATGGAAAAAGCATCATCTATAGTTCCGGCGCTGCCTTTCATCGCTTCCACGTTTTCATTAAACTTGGCCGCGAGTTGTCCGGTGAGTGGTTCCAATGCTCTCAGGCTCTCGGCACTGCCGAATAACTTACCGTAGATTTCCTGCTCCAGCATACCGCTCTTGCTGGCGTATGCCTTAACGTTCTTATCTAAGTCGGTGAGGAAATTACGCATACCTCCTGCCGCCTTGATAGCTGCCGCATCAAACTCGATACCCATTTGCTGTGCCATCTTGCTTGCCTCGCTCGACGGCTTCACCAAAGCGGTAAAGATTGCCGCCATCTGGGTTGCAACCTCGTTGGTATTACCGCTAACACCTGTAAGCGTTGCAAAGGTTGCCATAAGTTCGTCAATGCTTACACCCAAAGTGGCGGCATTGCCCGTAATTCTCGGTAGGGCTTGTGCAAGCTGCTCGAACGATGTTACACCATTCTTGGCCGTGAGCTGTATTTTATCCTGCACGTCGCCTGCCTTGTCCCACGACAAACCATAATTCTTGATAATGGTAGATGTAACCTTTACTGTCTCACCCAGATCAGCAATACCGCCCACGGATGCTTTTGCCGATTTCTGCAAAAAGGCTATCCAGTTGTCTTCAGGCACGCCATTGCTGATAACCTGGTACAATCCGTTAGCGAGTTCATCACGTACTACCGGAATGCTTTTTGATAACTCGGCTACCTGTCCTTTGAGTTTGGCAAAGTCCTCGCCGCTCTTTCCTGCCATCGTGTTAGCGGCGTTCATGGCTGCGCTGAAACTGCGGCTTTCCTCGGTAACGCCATTGAGTGCTCCCGAAATCTGCGAAATGGCATAGGTAACGTTATTAGCCGCCATTACTGCCTGGTTGAAATTAACCAAAGCCGCGTTTAGTTTTTGGCTGCTTGTCTTGGCAGAATCAAGCACACGGCGCAACTCTTCCGCTGTAGAAGTAGCTGTAACCAACTGCTCTTTGCCGTCAACAACCAGTTTAACGTTAAATTTTATTTCTTTTGCCATATTTTCAGCGTATAAGTAACTAAGTAATCAATATTTTTTGTATCTTTGTGGCGTAACATTCAAACTAAGCGTAATGGAAAAGGATTATAAGAACATCAACCGCATATCAGAAGCCGCAACCAACGATGTAGCGAGTAAGCCCGATAACGAAATCAGGGCAGAACTTGTTAGTGTCGAAGTTGTAGGCGAGGATACGCCGCACAAGCATTCAAACAAATATGAGGCTTGGGGCGTAATAGCCTTGTTGTCTCTTGTTGTCTGGGTTATCTGCCTGACGTATTTTGCTTTCAATAACCAATCGGTCAACGGCTTGTTAGCCCTTGGCGGCTCTACCGCATTGTTCTTCCTGTCTATTGGGCAAATGGTGCTTACAAGTTCCGAAGAACTGAATGGCGAAGCTATTTAGCCGTTTCCCACTTTTCCCAACACTTCCTCAAAACGCTTTAACGCATCTTCCTTAGATACTGCCGGGGCTGCTTTCGTATGCTCCGGCTTTTTCTTCTCCCATGGAAAGGGTAGAAGTCCGTGGGGCGTTAGCCCTTTCTTTGCATACGGCTGTATGGTTATTGCCGCAAGCATACGCATACGTTCCCAACTGTCTTGATACTGCGCCGTCCGCTCCTCGCTGTACGCCTTGTATATGTGGCTGAACTCCTCGGGCGTGAGGGCGCAAAAATCATTGTAGGGCAAACCGATGTTGCCAACGGCTATGCCCAGAATGTCGAAGATGCCTAACTTTTTTTTTCGCCCTCCGTGTCGGTGTCCCCGGGTGCCTGGTCCGCCGTGGCGTTCACGGTGTCCGTCCACTTGTTGAGGTCTTCGGGCGTGAGGCTGTCGGCAAAGTCCATAAGCGACATATCGAACTTTACGCCATCGTGCTTACAGGCTGACGCCACGCAACAAAACAGATAGGCGCACATTTCCGATAGGCTGTTGCCTAACTCCGTCACCTCCTTGCCGGTCTCTTTCTTAAAGCGAAGCATAGCCCCCATAGTCTGCCTACAGGGGTATGCCTTGCCGTTGATCATGATTTCAATCTTTGGCATAAATCAACAATTAACTAATAATTCAACAAATCAAACATTTATATTAAAAACAATATGGCCTTTATTCCATGTGGGCGTTACTTGCTCACTGCCCTGCCGGTGCCGGTTGCCTGCGTCGCTGTCGCATCCTTGCCCGGGTAGGTCTCAGGCTCGCCGTCGTTCTCCAAAGACACGCTGTAAGTAGCATCGTCCTGCGCCGGGCTTGTCTCCTCCAATGAGGCGATAACAAAGTTACCCCTTACATAAGGTGTCGCATCGCCGCCTCGCTTGAATGCCTCAACCTCCACACTTGCGCCCTTGCCCCAAAGTGGTGCAATCTGCTCGTGTCCGTTCTCGGTCTCGTCATAGAAGCGCAAGCCCTCGGCACTGATAGAGATCGACAAACCAGTCACTCCCTTGCCCTTCCAAAGTCCGCTGCTCTTGGCGGCACTCGCTTCAGGCTTGACGGCACGGTCTTTTGTCTCGCTGTTGAAAGTGAGGGTGTGGCTTGTACAATGTCCCACCGCCTTGCCTCCAACCTTAAGCAAAAGGTCACTACCATTGATATATCCAGTATTTGCCATAACTATAAAAATTAAATGGTTCTAAATTACTTAAATTCTGACTTGATAAACAAGCTGCTGCACAAAGGCATCATCCTCGTAGCCCTCTTCACTGTCGGCGAGCGTACAACTGCGCATCTTTACGCCATCGTGTTCTCCGCTTGCGTAGTCGAGTGCCTGGCGCACTGCCTCGGCAAGCTCCACGCCCTCGGCATACTTTGCCGTATAGCAAACCACCTCCATAGTCACGGTGTCGGCTCCCGGCATTCCCTGCTTAGTGGGATTGTGTGCCAATGCCGCACGGCGGTATAATATATAAGGTAGTTGGGCGTTGTCTATCACGATGGGGAAAACCTTGTTTGTTCTCCGCTTCACTTCCTCGTTAGATAGAAGAATATCGCGAATAATGCTACCTGCGCTTAATGATGTCTTTTTCTGTGCCATAGCTATATGTTATAAAAGTCCCTGCTTTCTTGCCGCCTTTTCCACGTTGTTCTGCAAGTTGTTGAAAAGGTTGGTTTCCACGCTGTCGGCGGTCTGCTGCTCTGTCTTGGCGAGAAAAGCGTAACGCTTCATCTTGCCGCGGCTCCCACCGCCTCGTAGATACTGCCTTATTTTCTTGCCCGTGAACCTGCTTTTACCGAAAAACGAAGAAATACGCCGTCCTACATGTCTTTGGCGTGTTCCGTCCTCTGCCCACATCAGAACAGGCTTTTCCATGTTCTGACGGTTGAGGTGGATGCCCTTGCGCCTACCGTGGGGCTTAACGCTTACCATGAAGCCCAGGCCGTAGCGATCGGGGTAGGTACGCACATAGATGCCGCTTGAAAGACTGCGCTTTGTGCCACTGCCAATGCCGCTTTGTCCCAGATTGGAGACTGCCGCCTTTTTCAGGCGGTTGCCCTCCCTGCGCATGGCACTTCGCATAGCCTTGCGTTGGTCTTTCACGTCAAGTGCCTTGTAAACATCGGCAAACGGCTTGTTGATGTCGGTAACGGTTTCTTTCATCGTTCTGGCTGCATATACATTAAGAAAACAGACTATTGCAAAATCTGACTACTCGTTTACTCGTTCACAAACTAAAGTGTTCATACCTCTATCAATGTTTGGGATGATGGCAACTACCGTATAAAGATAACCGCCCAACTGCTGCACCCTCCAGTTTTCTTTTACTGGGTGTGCGTCCCTCACATTAAATTCGGCTCGATAGTCGGGGAAATGTTCGCCCACTTCCTCGCTATGGTTTCCGCTCTGCTTCTTCCTTTCTGCCCATACTGTGCGTATAGGCTCGTAGGTTGTCGCTTCCTCGCCGTAGTCGTTTGTCGTCGCCGTAGGCTTCAACAACTGCAAACGATATTTCATTTCTCCCGCTCTCATTCCGCTAATTTCCGATAGGGTTTAATTAAGGCTTGTAGCGAATCAGGCACGGCGTGCATCTGCACGCTACTCACACTTTCACGCTGATTGTACCAATGTGCGCCCAACATCATTATAGCGTGTTTTATGGGGGTAGGTACATCGTGTCCGTTACCCATCTGCGCCAATTCCTCTTGGGTTCTATTGGTCGCTGTGATAACTGCGCTTTCTGCTGTATCTAATAGATGCTGCAAATACTCGTCATCATCGGCGAAATCATCAGCCCTTACGTGCTTCTTAAAAAGTGCCAAACTCACTACTGCCATAACGTTATAACTTTATAAATTGTGATTATTTACTTAACCCTTGGTGCCTGCTGCCGCTGTCACTGCCGGATCCTTTGACAACATGGCAAACGCCTCCTCACGCAATGTGGTAATAGCGTAGTCGGCATTGAGCACGAAGTCGATAGAGTTCTTACGTGCGAGTGTATAAGGGTCAATGATGATTGACATTTCACCAAACAAGCCCTGTGGGGCATACTTGAATGAGCCGAACAATACCGAACCCTCAGCCACGTATGAGCTACAGAATACCGGTACACCCGAAATCTTGCCGTTTTCATCAACGATAGCCTGGTTTGCACCGCTCCACTTTGGTGTACCCTCCAAAAGTGCCTTTGTGGTCTCTGTCATTACGTAGCAAAGTCCCTCCGGCATGATGTTGGCACCCAAAACAAGGCCCTTGAGTGCAAGAAGCTCGGCGAGGGTAGGTGCTTCACCCCTATAAGTCTTCTTGTTAGCTGCCTTGAGGTTGACGAATGGGCCTACAAGATTTGTAGCCTTTGCCACCTTTACGGTACTGAACATGATTTTGTTCATAAGGGCGGCTGCCGCAACTGGCATATACTGGGCACATACAAGCTGCAAAAGGTCGTCGGTCTCGTTGAGTGCTTCACGTGTGATAGGTACGGCTACACCCATACGCTCAGGCTTTGCGATAAGTTTTGTCACGTCAATCTTGGTATCACCCAGTTTTACGCCCTCATCGTTGATGGTTGCCTCGAAAGTCTCGATTACAGGCCACTGATAGTTACCTTTCAGTCCGGTGAGCAATGGCGAACCGATTGCCGAAAGAATAGTCTTTGCGTACAATGGTTCTACGATGTCGCCCATGGTGACCGGTGACGGATTGGTAGAACTGCCCGGGTTGAGATAACCCGAAGTGTTGCCGCCAAAATCAGAAGCCACGGCGCGGCTGATCTTCAACTCAAAACGCTTGCCGTTCTTGATGCACTCGCGCATCTGCTTGTTAGCCTCCTCGATGTCCTCACGGCGCATAACCCCAATAGTAGGGGTAGCCGCCTTGATCTTCATTTCGAGGATGTCCATTTCACGGTAAAGGGCTTTACGCTCTCCCTTTTCCGCATCGGTGAAGTCTTCGCGCTCCTTGTCGTTCTCCAGGCCCTGCGCAATTTCTGCGAGGCGGTTTTTGATTACGTCCATGCGCTCGTAGGCTTCACGAAAATTAAACTTTTCCTTTTTCATTTGTCAATGATTAAAATTAGTAACTAAAAAACATATATAGAAGCCGCCTCTACAGATTGCGGCCAACACTTGTTATGCGCTCACGCACCGCATTGATACGTTCACGCTTCTTGCTCTCGTCTATCTGCTTGGGTTTCGGCTGCTGCTCAAACTTGATGCCTGCCGCTTCCACCTCACGTTTGCTTACGTCGGTCTGCTCGTAGGCTGGATCGGTGGTAATGGTGAAGTCGTAAACGTTGTCAATACGCTTCACGTGGCGCAAAAGAATATCCTCGCCGTCGTCGCCTTTCTCGTCCAGACGCTCGTAGCTCACGGCGTTCTCGCTGTCGCCCTCATCGGTGGAATAGATGAATGAACACCCGGCAATATCACCACGGCTTACCAGTTCCAAAGCCTTGTCGCCGTCAACAGTGTGCGGCATTTCTGCCCAGAACTTCACACCCACCTTGTCAACCTCGTAGCTTAAAGTACCATTACCCTTGTTGCTGCGTGCCAAAACCAACTGGCGGTCGTGGAACATCGTAAGTTTGATGTCCTGTTTATCCAGCATCTCACGTGTCACGCACCCAGGCTCCAACACCTCGTAATAGTTGTTCCACCAATCACATAAAAGGCGGCTACGTACACCGAACTTCAGGGCATAGCCCTCAATCGTGCGGCTTTCCGCTCCGTCGGTAGCCTCGCGAATGCGAAGCCCCGACACAATAGCTATTGTTCTTTTCTTTTTCATTCTCCGTTGTTTTTATCGTTGTTGTCATTTCCCTTTGCAGCTGCGCCCGATAGCTTTTCACTGCCCAGCGGCGCAAGATTGGTAGAAAGATAAACCGTATCGCCTCCGTCGATGGTAGGTTGGTTTTCCATCCTGCGCCAATCGTTCACGGTGTAAATGCCGCTCTCGATCGTCTTTTTCTGATAGTCGGCGAGTGACTGCAAGTCCATTGAGTAAATACCCCGGCGGTCAAACAGAAAACGGCGTTTGCAACACAAAGACCGCGGTATCAGTTTTCGGGTCAGTTCGCATTCTATACGCTTCAATATCGGGTTGAGCGTGTTGGAAAGAAAAGCCACGTTTGCCATTTCGGCACTTTTGTAGTTGCTGCTCGTATCATCGAACACGAAAGACGGGTGAACGCCAAAGAAACGGCATATCTCGCGCACCGTAAACTTTCGGCTCTCCAAAAACTGCATATCAGTAGAAGAGAGCGAGATCTGTTTAAAGTCCACCTGCCCGGGCAAACTTACTATGCGCTCGCCCCGGCTGAAACGGCTATCCACGCTTTCGGCTGTCTTCTCCAGTTCCTTGTCCTGGTACTCGCCAAATCCCGTAGTGGTCTTGTCGTTGCTGATAATGCCGCGAACACTGCCGCCATTGGTAAACCGGTTCTCCGTCTCTGCATCTCCTGCCGTGGCAATATCCATCGTGCGCCTTGCGTGGGTCAGCACGCTTTCGCCCCTGCGCCCGTCTGAGGAATGCAAGTAAAGATGTATGATGTCCTTTTCCTCGAATGTGCCGAACACTCCATTATAGGCATCGGCTATGTAGTAACGGCTGTTCAGTGGGTCGTGGGTCACGGTATGAGGTCGGCAAAGCACTAAGTCGGTCAACTCTCCCAGTACATAGCGTGGGTAGATGTAGGCATTTCCCTCAATGAGCATCAGGCGCACCGCCATCGTCCAGAAGTCAAACGCCGACATTTCGGGTTGAGGCTGCACGGTCAGAAGATAATGCAGATCACTTGCCGTGTCTTCCTGATAGCGTCCATCCCTGCACCGCATGTACTGCAAACGTAGGCTCGCCACGCTCTCGCTTAGAAGCGTCACGCACCGATATACCGCTGCAACCGTCATGGCATCGCCGCCCCAGGCCGAAAACACCGCAACGCCGCCACCAGTCCTTACGGTGGTGGGGCGCGCGGTGCCGGTTGTGTCAGCACCTGTTGCCTCACGGCTGAAAAATCGTTTTATACTGTTCAGAAATGTTGCCATCTGTCGTTTCATACAAAACCGCCAAAGTTACGACAATTTGAATGCTGTCAACTATCTTACTGTTTTCGCTCCGGCGGTGTTCTGTCCTTTAAATTATGAGTAAAATATCCGAGGCCCTCATGCCAAACGGCTAATGAGCCGCTACAAAAATACAATCGTATTTTGCAAAATCCAAATGCCGTTGGGCGCATCGTGGCGCACGTTGGCGCAACGTGGTAAAATTATTAGTTTTTTAAGAAAATAGTTTTTGGCTGTTAGGCTAAAAGGCACAAAAAAGCCGCATCGGGCGTTAACCCGACACGGCTAAAGATAACGCCCTAACGGCGTTTATATAAAGTGAACTTGAAAACGTAGCGTGTGAAATTCGATATTAAGCAAACTGCACTGTGCTTAGATCCTTGCCAAAAGCGTGGATAGAGTCCATAATCTTCTTTACGGTCTTTGGCGACGGATTGCGACGCCCTGTAACGTAGTGGCTAAGCTGCTGTGGGTTTACACCCGTCAGACGTGACAAACCCGCCAATGAAAGCACCTTTGAGTAATAGGCAAGAAATGATGCCATATCATAGACGTAGCACATTTCCACTTCCTCAAATGGCTCATTATGCCGTGCATACGATTTCTTTATGTCCTCGTAGCCACCTTCGAAATAACGTTTGGCCTCTTCCACGCTCTTGCCTGTACCTGTTACCAGATAACCCAAATCATCGGCATCGCTGTAAATGCTATACGTTCCGTCGCCTGCTCTTTCGATAACTGCCTTAACCTGTCTCATTGTTGTATCTCCTTAATGTTCTGTTTATAAATCTGTTTTGTAAAAGACGGGGGCTTAAATAAGCCCTGCCGCCCTCTTGATGCTCCGTAACGTTCCGGTTGCCACTTCCTGCGAATGATGGTGGCTCATTGGAAACCTTACTCCCGTCTTGGGGTTTATCCATAGCGGATGCCCCGCCTCTGTCTCGCCTGTGTCGTAACACCCGGCTTTCTTTACCAGTCTTTCAAGTTCGTTGTACTTCATTTTGTCTTTTGCTTTATTAAATTTCACGATGCAAAGATAATGATATTTATTTGAATATCAAAATAAATAGGGTAAAATGTTATTGATATTAATATCATTTAACGGAAAAAGCCGCTACACCATTACGATGCAGCGGCTATGTATGTGGGTTATGGTAATGTCGGGATCGTGTCCCTATGGCTTGTTGGTCACCGTCTTTATAACGGCATCCTCGGTGAGCCATTCAAGCGGATACATGGCATCAAGCAAACCGTGTATTCTCAACTCGTAGTCGGGTGGCAGTTCCTCCAACAACCATTTCACGTAGTCGCGTGTCTGCCTGATCGCATCACGGAACGTATCGGCATTATATACCGGCATTCCGTCACGGTCTGTTATCACCAGACTTGTAACTTTCTTAGGCTTCTTGTATCTCATATCTGTGTCCTCCCTTGTTTTACTCGTCCGCGTCCTCAATCCAACAATAGTTCATAAGATACTCCAACGTGCCCTGCACGCTTCGCACCTTGCTCGCACTTACCTTCACGTCCTCCGGCAAACCTGCCATGAGGTCGTTAATGAAATCGTACACCTCAGCGATGTTCTTCTTTAAATCGTCGGCATCTGTATTAATCTGGCTCTGCACTGTAATAGTATCCTTGTGCTTCTTATCTGTAACTATCATATCTTATTCTCCTTTATTCATTAAGTTCATTAAATTGTCTGTATCCATTCCCATCATCACGCCCACGGCCTTTACAAAACGCTGCATAAGGTCGGTTGGGGTCTGTGGCATCATTGCCGCCGTCGGCTTGCCCTGCTGAGGCTTTGCCGTCTCGGTCGGTGTCGGTGGGGTGGTAGGGGCTTTTGGCTTGGTCTGCTGTGGTGCTTGGGTTGCCGCTACAGGCTTGCCGTGGTTCTTTGGTCCCTGTGCTCTGCGAAAAGCCTTGCGGACCTCACTCTGCATGTCCTTGTCTATGGTCGTACAGTGCTTGCACATCACTTTGAACGCCTCCGCCGTAATGTAGTACACTACACCCGTCGGGCTTTCGTAGCCCTTGCCAAAGCCTCGGTTTACCGTTCTGCCACATCTGAAAATGACACTACCGGGGCGCACGAAATATTTTTTCATACGCTGGATGCTCTCACAAACGTAGCGGTGTTCACGCCCTTGCAGCTTTGCGAGTGTAAGCGACGAAACCACACGTCTGCCGTTGTAGTCCTCAATGATGATGCCGTCCTCTGCTGTGGTGGTCTGCTGCCCGGTGGTCTGTGGCTCTGCCTGGCGCTTTCTGCTCTTGGCTAGCGACATAGCTGCCACGCGTGCATCTATCGCCGCCTCCTCTCGTTCCTCACGCTCCAGAAGCTTCTCGTACTCGATGGCTTCCTTTCTGTCGTGCTCCTCAATGGCTTTCGCCATCTGCTCGGCTCTTATCTTAGCCTCCATTTCGTTGAACGCCTTGATGTAAGCCTCTTTCCACTTAGCTGCCGTCTTTCCGGTAAAACCCATAACAAGGAACATGAAGCCATCACGGGTAATGTAATACATTGGCAACTGCTTTTTGATGTTGCCATTTTGGTAGTCGATTTTAGAAAGCGCAAAATTTCGCTCTCTAAATTCTTCGCTGCAATCCAACGACTTAACGGCTTTCAAAACATCTTTGTGCTGTTTGCCGAAAACCTCCGCTACTCTCAAAGATGTAGTAACGGCGTGCTCGTTTTCTACTGCTACCAAACTTAACTCTTGGTCGGTGGGTGCAACCTGCACCACTTCCGCTACCTGCTCTACAGGATTTTGATCTGATACGTTACTTGGCATAACATTTATGATTTTGACAAAAACGAAAAGGCCGCGCTACGTGCTGTCAGGCTCATAAATGCGAAACCTCCGGGGCATTTCTGCTACCCGACACGGCGCGGCTATCTCTTTATATAGAAATATCCTATTATACTTACTATGGCATGGATACAAAAATAGCCGCTACGTTACGGTGAACGGCGGCAATATCTGTACCGCATTTATGATTTTTGACACTGCAAAGATACATAAAAAAGTTTAAAGTACCAAAGATTTTCGGTAAAAAGTTACTTAGTTATACTAAATTTAACGTTTTGCAGCTTTATTTGATAGGAAAAGGGCACGAAAAAGCCCCGATAGGCACCAGCCTATCGGGGCTATATCCTTATTTCCATTTATCGGGTTTGGTGTAAACCTTATCTCCGTCCGTTATCGTATCATCCATTTGGGCGGTAACAAACTTGTTGTAGTTCTTTTCAAGCAAAGTAACCTTTCCTTTGTGCGCCTTGATGTTGTTCGCAATGTCACGGCTGTATATCGACGGTGGAAAATATGCCCTCACCTGTTTGCCCGGGCAATTGTGCTGTATAAATTCCACTGGTGGCAAAAGGTCGCTATCGCCACTTACCAAAACCACGATGTCCGTTTTGTCCATGACGCAATCGGCAAGCATACGGATGGATATGTTTACGTCCGTCTTCTTCTCTTCTGGTCTGATGATTGCGTATTTGCATCGTGGGCACTTGATTTCCTTTGAGATGTATTTGCCCCTTACGACTTCAAACCTATCACCATTAAGCAACCGATTGGCATTGAGGAAAGCACTTTGATGTCTGCTTTTCTCCTTGTTGAGTGGTGAGGCGGTGAAATATATGACTTTTGCCAACTCCTGGCCCTCACCGACAAATTGCCCGAAAAACTTAACGAGGTCTATCCAATAGCCCTTGTACCACTTTGCATTTACCTGCTTGGCTGTCCTTAAACCATAGTAAAAGTTAAAGCCGTCTATATAAACCGTTACACGTTTTGCCATACTGCTAAAAATGAAAAAAGCTGCCACCGGGACAGCTATGCCCATTCAAGAAAGAATGGGGATTCGTAATAATTTGCTGCAAAGATACATAAAAAAGTTTAAAGCACCAAAGATTTTCGGTAAAAAGTTACTTACTTATACCAAATTTTTGTATTTTTGCATTCAAATTACAAATTTTAAGTATAATAAGCATGAAACAATTACTTATAGCACTTGCCTTTCTTGCCCTCGGAATGTCGGCAAAGGCCCAGGTTGAAAACTTAGACGAAGTGGAATTATTGGGCACATGGGAATACGTTAGCAGCGATGGAATATTTACCGGACGTTTGCCCATCTACAACAATAGCTACCGCAAACCTGTAGGCTTTACTTTCAACGACAACCAGGCATCCGTAATAAAGTGGGAATATGCTGGCGACAACTACGATTATCAGCAGTATGGCGGTTATTGGGTTAGCCATACTTCCGAAAGATACATATTGCATATACTTTCCAATCAGTCGTATGATTCTGGCGAAACAAAACAAGGCGATGTTACTACCATAAATTTTGTTGTTTCCAAATTTGCTAATGGTGAAATGATACTGCAAACTCTAAGCGGTAACGGTACTTTGTACCTAAAGAGGCAGTCCGCTTCGTCTGTTTCCTCTGTCAAGGCTGACGCAAAGGCAAGCGGCAAAGCCTACACCCTCGATGGCATGACCGCCACCGACACAACAAAGGGCATCATCATTCAGAACGGCAAAAAGAAGATACGCAAATAAACAAACCCCGATAAGTGATTGAACCTATCGGGGTTATATCCTATGACAATATAATACGACCCTTGAAAGGGCTATTGTTTCTTATTGTTGATAAATATAGATGCGATGCTTGCAACAGCGGCGAGACCAAAGACACCGGCAAACCACGCACGATCAAGATAAAGGGCGTAGGCCGCGAGGCCCATTGTAACGACAATAGCCAAAAATGCGAAAAACATTCCCCACCAATTCATTCGTCCCACCTTATGCTCATTATAGCTAAGTATCTTTAGCTTTTTCTCATCTTGTTTGTGACGGTGCTGTTGTTCACGCTCCGACGATTTAATGAGAAAATCAACTATCTTAGGGTCGATTTTCTGATACTCCGCTAACTCTTGTGGTGCTGGCAGTATGTTGTCGTCAACCGAAACGGTCTGCTCTATCTGGTTGCCCACGGCATCGCCATTGGCGATGTTGGTGCCTTTAATTGAATATGATTGCTTAGCCATTACTTAATTTTAAATTTTCAAATGCCCTACGCACGTCGTGCGCCACGTTGTCACGGTCTTTTCTGAGGTTCTCCATATCGGTGCGCCGATTTGATGGCATTGAGAAAAACTCATGCTTTAATGCCTCAATCTCGGGTGAATTCTCCTTGTATTTGTTAGAAGAAGCACTGCGCAAAACGGAAACTCCATTCTTGACGAAGTGGGTAATATCGTTGATGATGCACATAATTTTAACCTCCTTTTAAGATTATTTTTATATTACTTTTGTCCAACTCTGTAGATCTTTCTCATGTTAGCGTTGATAAATCCGCATGACGCAACGGGCGGCAAGACCTTTGCCCCGTTATTTGGAGTTAAATGCCAAACGAGTTGCGCCCTAACATACACGTTCTTTCTCCTTGGAGTTGGAATACGACACGGCTGTACCGAAATTCTCCCTAACGAATTCGGCGTACTCAATGACATCGGGGCCAATCTCATTGAGATATTCTATTTCTCTCCAATCCTTTTCGATTACATCCTTTGGGGTGTTCTCGAAGTAATCTTTGAGGCTTTCAAAAAGATTTCCCATAATTCTTAATTTATTTAATGTTTTGTACTTTTGGACTGCAAAATTAATATTTTTAATTCAAACAGCAATATTTTTTGCCCGTTAGTTACTTACTTATACGAATATTTAACACTAATCGTCCTAAAAAACTCATTCTAAGCGCATTTTGCGGCAAAAACACTTAAACTGGTTGTAAACGGGTTTACGACTGTTACACTATTGTTTCACACCGAAAACGCCAAATTATCGGTACGGTAAACGACGATTTCCATACGGCAAACCGCCGATAACCGTACCGATAATCTCACGGCTCGCCCAGGGCATCCACTATCAGGCGCACTTGTGCCGGTGTAAAACTGCGGCTGCGCTCTGTGTAACCAATGGCGGCAAGCTGCTCCATAAGCCCAGGGTATAGGTGCATCCATCGGCGGAATTTCTTCCACACCGATTCGGGCATGATGCAATTACAGTACTTTGCCGCAAGTTCTATGCGGCCGTACTCCCTTATCTTGAAATTATCTTTGTTCTGTTCCATGGGTGCAAAAGTAAGGAATACAAACGTGAAAATACAATTAATCGCCGCCTACAACAGACGGTAACAGGACACAACGGCACGCATCCGGATTCTTGCCAAAAATGGCTGCTATCTTTGTGGCGGCAATAGTGCCAAACAACCTTTTAAACGCAAAAAGTATGATACGTTACAAGAAGTACAAAAGCAATCAGACGGGCGTAACCAAAAACAAGTGGTACGGCCGTGCCGTTACCGAACTTATGGAGTTTGAGGAATTCGTAAAGCACATGGCAAACCATCACTGCGTGTTCGGTGAGTCCACAATCCGCGGCGTGCTGATCGAGATGCAGATTTGTATGCGTGAGCTGCTGTTGGAAGGCAAGGCGGTACGCCTCGACGACCTCGGCATCTTCCGCATTGGCCTGGAAACCTCCGCGGCTACCACCGCCAAGGAGTTTACCGCCGACAACATCAAGGCTGTGCGCCTTAACCTCTATCTCGGCAAACGTTTCCGTGCCGCTGACCTCTACAAAGATGCCAAGTTCCGTGAGGCTGGTAAGTATGATGGTGGCGGCGACGATGGCGGCGAGACTGCCGACACCCACGATGAGGGCGGCAATACCAGTGGTGGCAATATGTCGGACGGCGGCGGTTCCTCCGATGATTCAGCCTATGTCGAGCTATAGTAATGACTTCTGTAATTAGTGGCGAAATATCGTCAATAATGCCGTTTTTTGGCGTTTTGGCGGCATTTCGCCACTTTTCCGTATAGTTTTACCTCTCGTAGGTGTAAAGCAGCCCTAAAGTCATTAGCATTGTAATCGCTCCATCTATCTTGCGGTATTGTGACACTTTGAGCGGCTTTTTGTTCTCCAGATTGTCGGTATCTATCACGCAATTTTCCAAACAGAAAGCATTAATAGGGTTGTCGTTAAACTCTATCTTTACCGGGTCGCTCCATGCAAGCATCTCAAAACTTTCTACTGGTAGGTTAAAGTTTCCGTAGGTCTGACTAAATGGGGTTAGCACGTTCCTCGCTCCGACTGACTTTAAGATACTCGTTAGCTCCTGCGCCTTGTAAGCATCATAGCCAATACGGATAATATTAACCAACTTACTGCGTCGTAATATATCCTCGGTGATCATCGCCGTGTCTATCTTCTGCCCCTTGCAGAAAATAAGATACCCTTTTTCGTTCCAAAGCCTATAAAGCTGCTCGTTGGGATGCCCTTTTAACGCTCCCTCTGGGAAATAGTAATCAGTATGCGTGTAAAACTTCTTATTGCCCGATAGGTACACGGTATAGGATACTGCGCTGAAATCATCATGCACCGACAAATCAAACGCCACGGCACAATCTGGGTGGCCCTGCACCTGATCTATACAGAAATTGCCCAATAATTCTTTTGACTTTTCGTGGGTAAACCACGTTTTTTCGTCGTTTATCGTAAAAATATTAAGCAATTTCGTGCGAAAAGCCAACATATTTTCGGCTGATAACTTGGCTGTCTGGTACTCATTTTCGTAGTAGTCCGGTTGCACCGTGATACCCAAATGTGGCTGCACCTTTGCCCACGTCTTCGGGCTATCCTCTGCATCGTCCACATCAGGCATGAATACGGATGCAAACATGGTGTCGCTTTCCGCTTCGCCTCGTAGTACTGCCATCACTCCGTCAAGTTCGTGGGCAAATGGGCCATCTACCACATCGCTTGCCGTGGTGATAATGATTGTTAGCGGCTCACGCCTTGGCCCCATTGATGTTGTCAATACGTTTTTGAGGTCTGCGCCGTTCTTGCCTGCCGTGTTTCGGGCTTGGGCGTACTCGTCCATTATCACCAATGAGGCAAACAAACCATCTTTGGTTTTGGCGTTGGCCGTCAAACATTGTATGAGGCTATCACGTCCACGGTCTTTGAAAGTAATCTTTTCACGATTAACCCTAAAGTGCTTTTCCTTTGGGTCAATATCAAACATGATGTTTCGTATCTCATCAAAACAGATTTTCGCCTGATCGTAGCTATTTGCGCCCACGTATGCCTGTGCGTTGTTATCACCGAAAAGCATATCATAAACCGCCAAAGCTGCGCACGATGTCGTTTTACTGAACTTTCGGGGCACGAATAGGTAGGCGGTACGTATCAGTCTGCGCCCATCGTCTCGGGCAAAGCCATAGATATTAGCAAACTGGTAGGCTTGCACCGGGGTTAGCTTATAGCGTGTGCGCCCTCGGATGCCACTAAACCGCAAAGCCTCGTAGAACTTGAAAAAACGCTTTACTCGCTTGGGCTTCCAATCGTACTTATCCAGCATCTGCAAAAAGCGTCTTACTCCCAATATCTCATACAGGTTGTGTGCGTCTGGGTGGTCTATCACTCCAAACACATAATCGCCGATACGCTTATCTGTATCAATAAGCGCACGGCGGTAGCGGTCGGCGTATGTACTGCGCTCCTGCTGTAACTGCTCCGATACCTCGGCTTTCAGTTGTCGAAATCTTCCTTTTTCTTCTTCTGTCATTCGTCGCCCTCCTGCATCGCTGCCATAAAGTCGTTAAAACTATCGTTGTCACTCTTTCGTTCCCTGCTCTCGGTGTTCATGCCCAAAGCCCTTAACGCTTTCTGCCCCTGCTGCAACAACTCGATATATAGCTTTTCTTTCGGGTCAATCGTCTTGCGTTCGTTACCCTCTCGGCTGTACTCCACGTTTACGGCCTGGTGTCCGTCTGCCATGATCTCATCGCCCAAAATGTCGGCACGTACCAACAACTTAGCCGTAATATCTACTTGGTATGTAAGTTCGGCGGTATATTTGCCTTGCTTCTTTAGCAACTTCACGATATACGCTTTTTTGCTCTTAATCTTGGCGGCTATCTTCTTGTTGTCTTCCTCTGTGGATGGCTCCGGCAAAGTCTGGCTAACTGGCAATGGGTCGGCGGTCTTTGGCTGCGCCTTGTCGCTGTAACCACGTTTCTTGCCCTTTGTCTTCAGGTAGAAGATAATAGCCGTTGTGTCGTTGGCGTTAATCGACTGCATCAACTTACTTTCAACAAAATCTACCTGCGTCTCGGTGATCTCATCTACTTTCTCCTTAAACTCCGGGTCGGCGTTGTACCATCTGTAATAAGTACTGCGCCCTATGCCTATCGCCTCGCACGCTGTGGCTATGATTCCGTAGCCCTGCGCCAAAGCCTCCAAAAACTTTTGTTTCTTTTCTTCCATGCTGCGTTACTTTTCAAATGAGCGGATGCCGTCGAAGTAGTCTTTGTAAAACTCAAACAGTCCCTTATCAACTGTTATACTTCCCTGCTCCGTTCTTGGGTTAGTGTTAATGTTTGCGCTTGTCTGTATGCCGAAATAAAAGCCCTCATCGTAGTTGCACCCTGCGTATATCTTGCTGTGGTTCTTGAATACTGCGGCACGTCCTGCCTCTGGGTGGTCCTGATAGAACTTTTGTACCATCTGCCATTCAATCTTATAGCTGCCCGGGAATATCTCGCCCAAATACATATCAAGTTTCTTAATGCGCCCTTGCTCGTACCATTGCCGTACCTGCAAAATATCCTCTGCCGCCATGCACCATGTCGATAGTAAACAATAGTCCAAATCATGCTGATTAAGCACCACTTTCAGGTAACTAAGGCTATCCACGTCTCCGGCGGTGATAAAATTGTAGGTGGTATGGTCTTGCAGCTTGACGTACTGCATTGCCTCCAGTAACTTGACCTCGCTAAATGCCCGGCGGTACTCGTAGCGTTGTGATAACTCGGTACACTCCTTTGTACGTCTATGCGCTCGCTTTGCCTGGGCGGTTGCCTCGGCTGTGGTTTCTTCCGGCTCCACCTCATCGGGTGGGGGGGCTTGGGTCTGACCTGCGCCAAAGCTGCCAAATCCAAAGCCTGTGCCATCTTGGTTTCCAAACTTCATAAATCTTGCTTTTTAATATTAACCTACGCACGTGGGCGTTTTTATATCGTGCCAACTATGCCGGGGCTTTGCATCTGGGCAAAATCCCCCACGGCCCAAAAATCGGCTCACGTGTGGAAAAGGGGGTAGGTGAGGTTTAACCGTTGGGGTGTACCCCATTAAAAAATAGGCCCCCGGGTCTCACCTTGCAACCTCATTTCAAAAATTTATTCACAAATCTTTTCAGGTGCTCTTTGGCTCTGTTCTTTGCTTGAACTTTGCCACACCTGCCCATGTCCGTATGTACCTTAACGTGGCATTCGTGGCATAGGGCTTTGAGGTTAAAGTAATCAAACATTAGGCGTTCTTTTTCCTGCCTTGTTAGTCCATCCTCAACCGGGATAACGTGGTGTACCTCGGTGGCTGCTGCCACTCTGCCCAATTCCTCGCACCTCTCGCATAGTGGCGTATCATTGAGTTTGTCACGTCTCAATCGTAGCCACTTGGCCGTATGTATCAGCCTTATATAATCTTTATCCTTTGCCATACTCTAATATTCGTCTTTGATGGTTATTGTTGCATGATATTTCTTTGCTAAGTAATTAAGACTATCCAACAAAGATTGCTGTACGCCCTGCTTATTGTCTAAAGCCGCATTAGCTCTTTCATCTACGGTGTTGGCACAAATCAACTTATACACCTGTACTGGGTACTGCTGCCCCTGTCGGTGTAATCGTGCGTTGGCTTGTTGGTATAATTCCAGATTCCAACCTGTGCCAAACCATACGATATAGTGCCCACCTTGCTGCATATTCAAGCCAAACGCCGTGCTCATAGGGTGGGCCAATAGTACGTCTATCTGTCCGGCGTTCCACTCTCTCAACTCCTTTTCACCCTCGTATGACTTAACGGTATAGCCTTTCAGCTTCTTTGTGATACGTGTTACATCATGCTTAAACTGGTAGAAGACTAACACATGATTGCCGTTTGCGGCCTCCACGATCTCGGCTAACTTATCCAACTTCTCATCGTGTATTTCGTGTACGTCCTTGGTCTCATCGTATATTGCACCGTTGGCAAACTGGCTTAACTTATTCATCAGTCCGGCGGCGCTATTCGCTAAGATATTGGCATTTTCCCCGGTATGCAATTCGGTAAACTCCAAAACCTTTTCTTTCTCAAACTTGTTGTATGCCGCCATCGTCTTTGGTGACAAAGTAAGTTTGGTTTCGTGGGTAATCATATCCGGCAACTGCAAATAGTCTTTTGCTTGCATTGATAGGCATATATCGGAAATCTTAGTTTTGATAATATCCTCACACCCCTTTTTGATGTCGCAACGTACTATTATGTCGTTATGCTTGTGGGTATCAAAGTAGGTGTCACGATACTTCGTTACGCTCTTGCCCAAACGTTCGCCCATGTCTATACAGTACATCTGTGCCCATAGGTCTATCAGTCCGTTAGGTGCCGGGGTTCCTGTAAGTCCGATAACTCGACTAACCGTTGGTATGGCTGTACGCATTGCCTTAAATCGGTTTGACTTAGGAGATTTGAAACTCGTTAGCTCATCAATCACCAACACATCAAATGGCAACTGACCGCCATACTTACCAACTAACCAAACAAAGCTGTCGCGTCCGATAACGTAGATGTCGGCTTTAGATGCCAATGCCAAATTACGTTTCTTTTCCGTGCCCATTACCTTTGCCACTTTCAGGCCCTGCAAATGATTCCACTTTTCTGCCTCGGTGGTCCATGTTGTTTCAGCTACCTTTTTCGGTGCCACCACCAAAGTACGGCTAACCTCGCAATCGTCCATTAGCTGTTGTATTGCCGTTAAGGTAATAACACTTTTTCCAAGTCCCATATCTAACAGCAACCCACATCGTGGATGATCCAATACCCATTGTATAGCTGCCCTTTGATAATTATACGGTTTAAATTTCATAGTCCTTATGTTCATTATGCCATTTGGCGTGTAACTTCTGACTGGCGAAAACTATTAAGTTTTCTGGTCTGTTATCTCTTTTGTCTCCGTTAATGTGGTGTACCACTTCGCCCGGCTTTAATGGTCTTCCCAATTTCTTTTCGGCTTCGATTCGGTGGGTATGTCTGCCAAACGTCTTGGTGTACGTCTTGCCTTTTCCTTTACCCAAATGGGCTTTACGTTCTGCCAATCTTCTTTCGGGTGTCATAGCCGTTGGGTTGTGGGTGTTGTTATAGTTTGTCATTCTCTGACTTGTGAACTGTTTAGAACACTCAACACAACAGAAATTATGCCCAAACACATAGTCATTCCATCTTTCAAACTCCTTACCGCAATTGTCGCACTTTACCAAAGTAACCTTTGCTAAGTGCCTGTGTTTCTTGCAGCAATAATTTTTAGTCTTAACCGTACTTGGTTTCTTGTCAAACCATTCTCCGCAATAATCACACAAAACTTTCATTGCTCTGCCCTCCAAACTTTAATTAATTCGTCGATCGTCTGTTTGTTGTCGATTGTATAGACTTCGTGGCCCATGCTTACCAACTCATTTTGTCTTATGGTTTGTATCTTCGTTGGCTTCTTGCCTTTACTTTTCAACTCCACCCAAACAACCTTACCACCATGTAGGCATACCACTCTATCAGGATAGCCCACCATGTTTGCATTTGAGTATTTGAGGCAAAGGCCACCAATGGCTTTCACCTCTTGCACCAAATATTTTTCTATCGCCTTTTCCGATACCTCGGCGTGGCGTGTTATTGCTTCTAACTTCTTCATATTTTCAACTTTCGCCATGTAAACATTCAATTTTCAACTTTTCTATATACGTGTACGTATGTGGGTAAATATATAGTTTATATAGGTATATAGTATATATAACACTACTATTCTACTTATACTATATTTTATTGTTTACATTGTTTACATATATAGTTATATATTGATATTCAGTACTTTAGACGTAAACAAAAGTGTAAACAAAGGTGTAAACAAATAAACTATCTATTGTTTTTGTTTACTTTTACTTTTTTGTCGTTTCTGCCTTTATAGCCCTGTAAACAACTTCGTTTACATTTTCTTTGTTTACGTCTTCGCCACCTTATAGGTCGCTTTCGTCGTCTTCCTCTGGTCTGCTAAATGCCCTTTGTGTTCCATATATCGGAAATCTTGCAGACGATAATTTTAGCCAACCTAAATCGTCCAATACCTTATTAACCCTACGTGCTTCGTACTTATACCCTTTATCTGAAATGTTGATACCCATCATTTCGCAAAGAAATTCAGCGGCACACACTTTGGTACGTATTTCTACACCTGTTTCGTCTAATGGGTCGGGGTTCTTTATGTATGCCCGTCGGCGGTTTAAGTCCCACGTATTCCAGTCGGTCGGTAGCTTCATATCCAAAAACTCCTGTACTAAACCCTGTAATGGGTCGTCGCAATTGTCGTTAAATTGCTGCTGTCGTTTCTTGGCTGCTTCCTCCAGACTATCCGACAAAGCCAATTTCTCACCGTCCTTATATCGTTGCACGGCTTCCGCCCATAACTGGTCACGATCGGCTTGCAAAGCTGCTCTGAAATCGGGGTACTTTCTGTACTTAGCATCAACCTCAATTACCCAAAAGCGGCGGTTTCCGGTCTCACCCTTTAAGAAATATGTTTCGTTGGTCGTACCACAAAAAACGCATTGTCTCGGGTGGGATTCCATCACGCTGCCGTATGCCGGGCGGTACATATCATTCTGACGGCTAATGTAGGCTTTCACCTGCTCAACGTCTGACCGCTTGATACTGCCCAACTCTGGTAACTCGATAACCCAACCGTTCCGGGCTTGCTCCATGCCTTTTGTACCCTCCATCGTCACCAAACTATCGCTAAACCAATCGCCGCCCATCACATTGAAAAGCGTCGATTTACCGATACCCTCGGCTCCGGCAATAATCAGGCAATAATCATATTTGCACCCTGGATTCATCACTCTTGCAACCGCTGCCGTAAAGTGCTTACGTGTCATAGCTCTGTTTAGCTCATTGTCTTCTGCACCTACGTAGTCGATAATTAGACGGTCTAAGCGTGGCACGCCATCCCATGTAAGACTATTTAGGTAATCACGTATTGGGTGTACTCTGTGGCGTGTAACGACTGCCACCAAAGCGTCTTTGATTTTGTCCTTTCCAGTTACTCCGTACGCAGCATCTAAGTATATTCTTAGATTTGCATCATCAGTATTACCCCATTGTGTCGCCTCGGCGTTCCACGGCAAACCACCTGTTATGTAGTTAAACCCATTAAACAGATTTTGCCATATATGGTTTTTCAACCTTGGGTCGTTCTCCAGTATAGCAATAATATTGCTTGCTGTTGATTTGATGCTGCCTTTCTTGTCAAAGTCTAATTCAGCCATCCACTTATCTGTATTTTCAGATACTGCGCTGTCCCCGGCTTCCTCTGCTTCGATGTCGGCAAAATCATCATCGGCCTGGCCCTGTCGTTCCTTAGTAAGTAAGATTCTTACCTTTTTATCCTTGGCTACGAAATCCTGCATTTTTAGGTACGACGGCAAACGTGTGTTATCTGTTATCTTCGTACCCTCATCCGCACACCAAATAAATGTATTCGGCAAAGGTCGAAAGCGTTACAAAGCTGCTTACTTGCCGGGTCTGTTTCGTGGTTGCTGTATGCAAACTTACCCTCATAGCAAACCAAACCTGCCGCCACGCTACCATTAATGTAGGTATATCGCCCATCGTGGGCGGTCTTCTCGTACACATCAGGTAGAAACGTGTCGATTGCATCCTCAATGGAATAGGCACGGCAAAAAGCACCAATTAAGCCGGGCTTTTCGGTCGGATCACCTACCTTTTTCAATTCGTGTACGATGATGTCACCCTCTCGGCTCGATACTGGCCAAAGTGCCACATCTTTATAGTCGTGGTACTGTTTTAGAAACTCATCAACGTTGCACGCCTTGCCGTCTTGGTACTCAAACACATATTCGCCGTCTCTGCTTGTAGATGGATAATAAAACAATCTCGCTAACTGATAGGTGGTATCGTCGAACACCTCAATATTAAGTTTGCTTGCTATCATCCTGCAAAGTGGCTCGTACTCATCTGGGCGTACCTGACGGCTCAATGGGAACACTAAACGAAAGCGTGGGTTTTCCGGCGTGTGCTTGTGTGTGCTGTATAGCATCGCCGCAAAGTCAAAGTTTAACGTGAACTCATCCCAAAGGTCGGGTGTACCGTAGTCAATATCAAGCGTGGCAATACTTCGCCACATCACGTTAGCGGTCTTTCGTGTGCCACCTGATAGGTAGCCACCGACAAAACCGCCCACGTCCTTTATACTGCTTTGCTCCTCCCTGCTCATCTTGGCGTACTCGCTTACGCTTTCCGTTGTTCGCTTCGTTTCGCTGCATCGTTCTACCAACTTCGCCCATGTGGTCGCTTTGTTCTTCCACTTCTTAGTTATACGGCTATGGGCTGTTGCTATGTCGATCGGGAAATCATTGTTTAACTTTATCTGTACCATGTGTCAATCTTTCTAAAGATTCATACGATAACTTATCTAAGATGCCCTTAAAGTATTTAGCATCTTCCTCGGTGCTTGCCTTGATAGTAACCGGGCGCATACCTGTTTTGCCTATTGGTGGGTGTACCACTAACTCAAATGGTCGTGGCTCATCGTCCAACTGCTCGAAAAGGTATTTTAGGTTGCTTGCCCTAATAACCTTAAACCTTATGTATTTGAAATCTTCTGCCATATTGTTTTATTTTTTAAGATGATCGGTATTTTGGTTTATAAATCGTCGAACAAATTACCCTGTAATTTATGCTCACAATACCAATGTTTAATGCCCTGTTTAGAAGTCCACCACTTAAAAACCTCCTCGTCTGTTAGGTCGGCATAGCGATTCATATAGCCGTTTTCTCTTAATCGGTGTATGGTACGCAATATTAAAGCCTTGTAGCGTGGATATGCCCCCCCTTGTTTTATGATTTCTTTTTGGCTTGCCATTGGGCAAAACAAGCACCCGATACGCTGCCAACCTTTATCGTATAGCTCGCAATGTTCCACTTTAACGACTTCATTAAGAAAGTACCAAACATCTTCTCTCGTCCAATCTATGATAGGGTTTATTACTATTTTGTCTTTGCCCTTGACACACTGCACGCCCTCTACTTCTTGGCTTCGTGTGAATTGGTCTAACTGCTCAAAGCTGCCACTAAATCGGTCTGTCTTCTTCGCCCTGATAATCTCGGCTTCGTTTCTGCGGCTGCGCTGTACGGATTCCTCACGCCTTACGCCTGTAAGTGTAACGGTCCCGGCTCCCTTGGTTTCTTTCAGTACGGCACAACAAAAGCGCATTAAGCGAGTTGGCAAAGCCTTACTTTTGATGCAAAGTTGGGCAAAGGTTAGTTTAGGTCTATCTATTGCAACATTAGGATATTTGTTACGGATAAACATAACTAACTCTGGCGGATCTAAAGTTGTGAGGCTATAATGGGCATCAAACTTTACACCTGCTAATACTGCTACGTGGTAAAGGCTTTGGCTATCTTTGCCCCCACTAAATGCCAAATAAAACCCCTTATCTGAATAACGCAAAGCCAACTTTTCCGACTTCTGTAATAACTCGATACTATGCTGCAACTTTTTGTCAAAGTTAATGGGCTTTCTATTCTGATACGCTGTACTGTTCATACTTAACTAAACCAAATCTTAAAATACCGCCAATCAATGCAACCGGGGCACTGTTCGCAAACTTCACACTCTGATAGATGGCAAACTCCATAACCGGGTTTGTCTTCATCAGGATCGTATGATAAGCACGTTTTGCAGTACATCTTTTTCATAACTGGCGGTATTGGTGAATAATGGCACGGCTTTCGCCGTGCTAAAGATTAAAAACTAAAATATTAAGGGCTAAAAAATAAATGCTGACACTGCCCTAACTCTGCCCGCGCTGCTGGCCTTAGTGCCCCAACTGCCCGTAATACCGTCGTCGAGGTGCAGATTCCATGCGCCGAGAGCACTGTTCTCGGTAGAAGTCCAATACCAACGGTCCCGCAGTTTATCGCCCTTGGCAAACTCCAAAGCTGCATTGATAGCCTTTTTGTTGATAAAGATACGGTACAACTCGCCTAAAGATGGTATGTACCAATCATCGGCTAACTTTATCTGTGGATTCAGAATACTACGTAAATGGTTGGTGTTTCTCGCTCCGTCCATGTCTGCTACTGCATCGTCGTAGTTGTCTGTATAGTAGGCTTGGTCGTTTTCTTCGTCGCCATTGCTCTTTGTTGTTAGTGTGATACCATCGCCGTTAGCTTCATCGTGCAAAGCTATCTTAATACCAAAGCCACCCATCTTCAAACCGATAGCCACTACCTCGCTATCCATGTTATCGTCTTTGGTGTACTCCAGTTCAAACAAAGTTGCTTTGCCGTCGGCGTGTACCAAATAGATGCCATCCTCCATGCCGGATTTTGGTAACTGCGCCTGTACTGGCTTTCCGCCCTTGCCCATCACAAAGGTATTGGCTTTCTCCGCATCCTCTACGTTGCCACACCATTGTAATAACTCGTATCTGAATTGCTGCACGTCTGATAGTGCCTTACTTGTCTGTATCTCCATTTTTGTATATGCTTTAATTGTTTAACTAATCTTCTTTATACCATGCCCACGCTGCAAATTTCGCCTCTGCCACTATCTCATCAGTAATAAGCTGCTCGATTTGGCTTGCATACACCCATAAGATAGGTAACTGTGGTTCCTGGGTTTCGGCTTTGCCCCAATCACATTCAGCCGGAACGACGTTACTATGGTGAAATGTTATTAATCGACAAAGCGGATATTTTCGTTTGCCAACCTTGAAAAGTAGATATATCGGCACATTCTTTTTAGGGGCCTCGGTCGCCTTATGCCATTTCATCTTAATTTCTATTGTCTTACTTTCTGCCATATTTCTTTTTTGTTTAATCTTTTAAATAGTATGGGGTGGTGTACCCTGCACCTTTGAGTGGCAAATCTTTGCACCACGGTATAGGCTCACTAAACAAAGCCTCAACCATCGGTAACGTCTGGTCTTTCGTAGCCTCAACGATGATCTCATCGTGTATATGGAAAACTACGTTTAACCCTCGTTGCTCGGCTCTAAGTATCACACAACCCAATATGTCACGTGCCGTAGCCTGTACGATGTTCTCGGTTAGCTTACCGCCGTAGGTTCTCAATTTTCCCCACTTCTTCGTTTTTTGGTTCAAACCCTCATACTCGATAATTTCGTGGTCGCCTCGCCAACCGTCGTTTGTCTCGATTCCAACCTCTGTACGTGGGTAACAAATAGTCCTGCCACTTGGTAGGGTAATTAGCAACATACCCCAACGATACCCGATAACGATGCCCTGTTGTATTGTTATGCTTCGCCCTGTCTTAATGGCTGTGATAGCTGCTTTCTCAACGGTACGCCACAACTTAACGATATGTGGGTTACTGTCTCGCCACTTGCTTACGATGTCTTTTTCCTCGGATTCTGTTAAACCTAACTTCTTACCGCCCATCGCTTCCAATGCCGATACACCACCGCCATAACCCAAACCCAAAACGGCTACTTTGCCTTTCGGTCTCAAATCTCCGTTGGGGCCATGCCTCTGAACTGGTACACCAAACATTTTGCTTGCCGTCTCACAATAGATGTCGTGTCCTTGCCTGAAAGCGTCCAATACCCATGTCTCCCCGGCTATCCATGCTATCACACGTGCCTCGATCGCTGAAAAGTCGCATACGTGGAACGTGCAACCGGGCTTGGCTATGAAAGCGGTACGTATCAACTCGCTAAGTACTTGGGTAACGTTTCCGTAGTTCATTTCAAACTCTTCCAAATCACCCTGCTTAACCAAATAGCGTGCATCGTCCAAACTCTCCAAATGATTTTGTGGTAGGTTCTGCAATTGCACCAAACGCCCTGCCCATCTGCCTGTACGTGCTGCACCGCAAAACTGCAACAAACCATGTACTCGGCTATCCTTGCAGACACATTTTTGCATAGTTGTGTACTTCTTGTTAGAAGTCTTACCCATTTCCCTACGCAAAGCCAAAACTTTTTGCACCTTGGGCCAATACTTAAATTGTACCTCGTAGTCGTCCAAATTCTTTTTGTTGAGGCTATCAATAGTAAACCCGGTGTTCTCGGATATGTATTGTTTAATCTGTCCGGGGCTGTTCGGGTTACTCATGCCTGTAAGTCTTCGGGCTTCTGCAAATAGCTCATCTTTGTATGCTTCATCAAATCGGGCGGCGTTGTTTACCAAAACTTGGTCTATCATCACGCCACGGTCGTTAATGTGTTGATCGGCTACGTACAAATCCTCGTCAAACTCTGGTGCTTCCAATCTCCTGACCTTTTTTAAGATGGCTTGCTCCACCTCCACGTCTCGGATATTGTAGGCTTTGAACGTTGCCCACTTTTCGGGCGCATCGCTCGGCTTGTGTCGGATCATCTTTGTTATGCCCTGCTTTGTCTGTTTGTTTGGAACACTAAAGTATCTTATCAGGGCTTTGCCCTCACTCATCTTTCTGTCTTCCAGTTTAAGCACTTCACCACATTGAGCCAACGAAAGCGGCAAACCCATTCGGGCGGCTCTTACCATCGTACACCGCCATTGTCTCGGGTCTAATCGCCCTTTGATGCCTAAATACACACCGATACAAATACGCTCAAAAGCTGCATTGAAAGCGGTCTTTATTACCTCGGGGTCGGTTAGTGCTGCTTTGATTTCAGGCGGCAAAGTTTCGCCGCTTGCCAAGTCCACGCATTGCACCGGGCCACCGTCCACGCTGTACGCAAAAAGCAATATGGTAAAGTCTTCGGCCTCCACATACTTATATACGCCACACTCGGTTAGGTCGTTGCTACTATATGTTTCGATGTCTATGCCTAATTCTTTCATACGTTTTATTGTTTGATTACCCCGGCGGCTTCCTCTTTCCACCGCCGGGGGCTACTACATTAACATTTTATCGTAGAGAAAAAAGCACTTTACAAATCGTCGTCGTCTTCATCGTCGATGCCGTCCAAATCGCCAAAGTCGCTTTCGGCTGATACTCTGCCGCCCAAATGGTCGTCGTCCTTGAACTTCATAATGTTGTTGAGGCCGCACGCTACGCCCTTGTTACCGCTTACGTCGTAGCCGTAGAAAGTTACCGACACAATCGCCCAAACTCCGCTGTAAACTTCTTCCTCGTCCATGATAGGCACTTTCTTGCGATCTACTACGCCCGGGCGTGTATTGCTCTTGGCATTCAAATAGAAGTGGTCTTCGTAAACCTCATCGTCCTTTTCGTCGCCATCACGCAAAGCTAAATCAAGTTTCTTAGGCTCTTTGCCTCCCCACTTGGCTACGATAGCGGCTTTCTTAGCTGCCTCGATTGCTTTTTTGATGGCTTCGATAGTCTTCTTTTCAGACTTCGGGATCAAAACGTTAGTCATAAACTTGCCCTCTCCGTCACCGTCTGGGCTGTACTTCTCGAAAACGTGTGTGTAACTAAGGCGGCATGGGCCAAAGATTACCTTAGTGTCATTAACTACTTTAGGGTCTATCATAATTGTATATATTTAAAATGTTAAACTTAAATGTCTTTAAAGTCGTCTGCCGCCTGATTAAACGCCGGGCGTTTATCTGATTCAGGCACTAACGTTGGTTTGCCTTGTGGCTTGTTGATGTACTCGGCGCAAATTGCACCAAAGCGTTTCTTACCTATCAGTTTTTCCAAATCGGTAATACTTCGTAGCTCGGTAGGCTTAATGTAGGCTTCTTTTGCAAAGCCCTCTTTGCCTAAAAGTTCCATCACGGCGGTTGGGTTTGTTATCTTTCTGATACTGCGCCCCTCAACGATTTTGAAACCTTGGTACTGTACGCCACTTAATGCCTGTTCCAAACTGTACTCCTCAACTCCAGTTAGCCACGTTTTGAACGTTGGAAGCAAAGGTAGTATAGTGCTTTCCATTACTTCCTTGCTAATCTTACGTGGGTCGGGGTTGGCTTGCTGTGCTTCGATGCACATAGACGATAGGGCTTTGCAGTTGGCCTTAACCTTGCAGAACTGACACCAATTGCCCGGCTTTTGCTTACCTCCGGCATAGGCTTCGTTGGCTTTTGGTTGCAGCTCATCGACTGCCCAATTAATGAGGTCGGCGGCATCTAACTCGAACTCCGAAAGATTGTCAATACGTGGTTGTACGATAGTCATGCGTACCTTACGTATGTCGTACTCAAAGTTAAATAAGTCCCATGCACCCAAAGCGTAAATCATCATTTGTGGATTTTCCACGGCTGACACCTTTACGCCCTTGCCATACTTAAAGTCGATAACCTCCATCACGCCATCTGCGATAATGATAGCGTCCGACGTGCCGAAAGCATCAGGCACATAGTGACTAAAATCTAACTTGACCTCAACCAACAATTGTGCGTCCTTGGTCTTAGCTCGGGCGGCGTTGAACTTCTCCAGTACGATAGTCTTGTACGTATCGGTGTACTCGTCCATTTCTCCACTGTGGTACTGCTCGTCTAACTGCGCTATCTCGGCTTTTTCCTCATCTACTGACAAACCCAAAAACTCTTTCAGTTTCTTGGCGCAATAGGCGTGGGCTAACGTTCCCTCCTCTGCAAAGGTGCTGCCCTTGTCCTCCACGTCTTTCTCCAGAAGTGGGGCGGCGGTACAATTCATCCAACGATGTGCCGCACTTGGTGATAATAAAGCGTGTTTACCTGCCATAATTGTATATGATTAAATGTTGTTATTAAAATGGTAATTTCGGGCCGATCGTTCCATCTTCCATAACACGCAACTCGTCGCACTGCTCCATGAAACTTGCAATCTTATCAGGTGGCAAAGCACTCGGTTTTTCAGCACCTAACAAAGCGGCTATGTTCTTGAACGTGGCCGTTAATGGCTTATGGTACTTCTTGTATAGATCGCTGTTGGTGTTCTCCTTGTAGTCTTCACCCTCGATACGTTGGCGTGTCTTGTGCATAGCTGCCCTAACGTCTTCGGCGGTTAATGGCTTCTGCTCTGCCTCTGCTTTGGCCTGGCCCTCATTCTGTGGGGCGGCTTCCTCGGCTTTGGCTTCTTCCTGCTCGGCTACCTGCTCACCGTTGGCATCGGCTTCGTTGGCTGCTGCCTCCTGCTGTTCGTCTCCGGCTGGCTCCTTGGTAGGCTCCGGCTTGTCGGCGGCTGCGTCCTCTTTCTTCTTTCTGCCTCGCTTGTTAGTAGGCTGTTGAGGCTGTGCCGGGGTGGTGTCCTCTGGCTTGTTATCTACTTGTCCGTTTCCGTCGAGTGCTTCCTCGGCGGTCAGCGAAACTGTTGGTCGGTGGCACAAAATGGCATTTACCAAAGCCACGATTTCGGGTGTTACACCCAAATTGACCTGTACGTTAATACTAAAATCTGTTTTCATCTTTGTATATGATTAATGATGTTATTTATCTTCGTTGATGTACTCCAATAGCTCATCTATCTTTCTGTGCTTCGCAAACCATACATACAAACGTATGTCAAAATATGCGAGTGCTACGGCTGTAAACTTGGAATAAATCACTAACTCCCAATAGTTGGGGTTGCCCTTGTGTGGCATCCCAATCAGATTGAAAAAAGCGATAAAGCCGATAACCACCATCAGCCAATAACGCCAATTCTTCATTACTTTTTTCATAACTTTCTAAATGTTCCTGATACAATTTGTTGGCAATCCTTTACCGACGAAATATCTTTTATTCGCTTATCGTATTCGATATTTGCTTTTTCTGCCATCGCTATGAGGTCGTTTTTCGCTTCCTGTACATCCTGCATATATGGTACTTCCTTGCAGATATAAGCGGCGGCGGTATGCAATGTTATTTTTGAAATAAGCATACTCGATACGGCGTTATTTTGTATCGCCTGATTCTCATTTTCTAACTCATAGTCTGTTTGTGAGCTAAAAAGGTCGCTTAAAGTACAAAGGTCGGATATAGCCAATGGTACAATACTTTCGGCTTTTCCATTCTCTATTACTGCCAAAACGATATATTCAGGTACAAATAAATCGTCTTTCGTTACTGCCAAATAACCTTTGGCACTTGGCAAAACTGCTATACTTTTAATCTTCATATTGCTACTATTTTAAAGATACATTGATTTCCAACACTTGATTATTTCCGCCCCCGTAGTGATTAAGCCCTTTCCGGCTTTTCTAACTCTGAACTTGATAAGCCCATCGTTAGCGTACCGGGCGACGGTGTGCCGATCTACATGCAACGCTTTGGCTGCTTGCCATTGGTTATACAAACCGTCTGGCTCTACTTCGGGTTTGGTGATAATCATATAGCGTTACGTGTGATAGTTAGTGTATTGGCTGTATAGTCCGTTTTAACGCTGAACTTACAGCCCATCAAATTTTGAAATTGATACGTTAAAGCCTTGCCGTTGTCGCACGCTTTCGCATCAGGTAGGTAAAACGTTTTCGTCTTTCCTACGTCAATTGACCGCAAATCGTCACGTGTCAATTTGATTGCTTTTCCTGTTTCGTCTGCCATAAAAGTGTAAATTTTATTAAAATTACTTACTTAGTTACTTATACCTTTGGAGAAAAAGAAAAACTGCCGTATATTTGCAGTTGGGTTTTGGTGATGTTGGGCAAATAGTCCGACAGCCTTTCTTGTACTCGTAAGGTTAGTTACTTACTTATTTCGGGTGCAAAGATACGGCGAAATTTCGCCATTACCAAATTATTTGGCGAGAAATCGTCATTTATTAACTATTATTAATAATAGGCGTATGTTTGAAACTATCAATCAAAGGATAAAAGCGGTATTAGATACCGTGTATCACGGAAACGTTACAGCAATGGCAAAAGGCTCATACATAAAGCGTACCACTATAAATAGTATAGTGGGACCTAATGAAACAACGCCGGGGTTTGATGTTATTGCTAAGATTGGCGAAATCTCGTCACCACGAATAAGTATGGAATGGCTTGTACGTGGTGCTGGTGATATGTTCTTAGACGAAAAAGATACCATAATATATAATAATGGTGTCAATGGAGACAATAACGCAAGTTATAACGATAGTGATATGTTAAGCCGTCTTGTTGGTTTGGTTGAGGCTAAAGACAAACAATTGGCTGAAAAGGATAAACAGATTAATACTTTGTTGGAGATTATAAAAGCTAAGTGATATGATGGTAATTTTGGCTACAATTATAGTTCTGGTGGTATTCTTCATAATTTCTGGGATGTTTAACCACGATACCAAAAAGGGTGAAAAAATTAGTACATTTAAGGCGCTTGGTATCCTAAGTTATGGCGGCTGTTTGCTCGCCGTCCTAATAATTATAGTGCTGTGCTTGGTGATTGTAGGACTTAATTTTGTGGTTAATTTACTGTAA